GCAATGCCTGCGAGCTTCGTTTTCTCAGCAGTGGTATAGTCGTTTGTCGATAATCCCATTCCACTAACCTTGTCCACTTTAGTATTAAAAGCGGTCTGTGTTATGACATTTTCCCATGCTGTCCAAGTTCCTCCGAATTTAGAACGACCCATTATCAACAAAAGCTGCAAGCTAGTTGCATCTGGATATTTCGTCAATCTTTGCCACTCATAGTCAGCACTGGTTTTCATACCCTCGACATAGTAAGTTCCACCTTTAATAGAAAGATTGGCTACTGCCACACTCAGTGTGAAATTGTAATAGGTATTTATCGCAAGATTTGCAGAGTGTCCATTCATAACAGAATCCAATTCTGCTTGCGATGTCACATTGAAATACTGCGGAATTCTACTGTGAAGCAAAGTTCCGTCAGCTTTTAAGTTCAACGCATTTTGCGTTGCAGTACTGATTGGCTTGGATGCATCAGATGTATTGTCAACGCTCCCTAGTCCGATTTGAGCCTTTGTAACACCATGAGGGTTACTTTTATTAGCCAAATGGGAAATAAGCTCTGAGACAGCTTTAGAGAGCTTTCCAAAGGCAGTAGATAACGTCTCGCCACTTGCAAGTGTTGATAATACACTTGGTACTGTATACGTTGGAATCTGATTATTTGTAGTAACATTAGGCACGTTGCCCAATCCTACTTGTGATGCAGTCACTCCATGCGGATTGCTCTTGCTTGCCACATGAGCATTGTGATTGCTAGTCACGGATGCGGTAGCATCCTCGTTGCTTTTCATTTGTTCATCAATGATTTCAGTGTTGGCGTTCATATCTCCTACACTGTAAGAATCATTTTCATCTGGTAGTAAAAGAGAATAATTCGTTGAATTTCTCATTTTACTTTCCTTTCTTAACTGATAACTTCGTTCCTCAAAGCTCCATAAGTGTAACCAGATAATTGTTCATGCGTGAATGCACTTAGTACTTCATGCGAATTGTAAAGCAAATCATAGTCCAAGATAATATTCATGGGAATCATCTGATTTACTAAATCCAATACTTCGTTGTATTGCTTCTTTGAAACAAGTGCAATTTTAATAGTTAATGTCCATGTGTCTTTGTCGTAAGACATAACATAGCCATCTGCCCCACACATTTGAATCAAATGCGAATGCAACATTTTAATTGTGTAAGGCAACTGAGCATTTAAACGATTTATAATTCTAAATCGTCTATCTTCCAATGTGTCGGTGCCCATTGGAGATATTTTGAGCATCTTCTCCCAGCGAGATATTCCATTTTCGGTCATGGAATATAAGAATTGGTCGTTGTAAGCATTGTCTTTGCCATCCCACAAATTAGATAACTCGGGATACTCTGCGCTCGCATGCGCCTGCATCTCCTTAATTTCTCTAATCACATTGGGTAGATATTCTAAAATATTAGGTTGTGGCATTTACACTCCCCCTCACTACAATAGAATCACTGGGAATGGTTAAATTGCTTTCCTCGCCATTTAACGTGGTATCAGAAATATCAACAACTCCTGCGACATCCAAAATCCTTGTCTCTAACTGAGAAATTCTAACCACGATGTTGGTTTCGTTCTCCCACTCTTCGTTGAGACTTGAAAAATACTTATCAATTGTTTCATTAACATACTGAGATACATCATCCCAAGTGTAACCACTCTGCAATGTCAATGTCATTGCGATGTCACACGCTGTTTCGTCCACACCAAGTACTGTGACAGTGTGCCCAATGGGAGCAATGCCATAACCCTCGCCTTGATTATCCACTGGATCAATGACATTCTGAATGTTGCTCACAAAACTTTCAGTAGGTTTAGTGTATGCAGAAGTTGTGAAAACAACTTTTACAGTTCCACCACCTTGCCATTCTGCTCCAGAATAGACCTTAACACCACCTACACCAGCGATGCTTTTTACCTTTTGGAGATAATCAGCTCGATTTCCACCAAAGGCCTGCGAATTTAACGAAGCATAATAAGTTTCATCAATCAAAGAAACATCTGCTTCATCTTCTCCCCACTGATAAACGCTTGTGATTTCTGCGGTTTCAAGACCTTCTAAGTAATCAATTGGAGTGGCAGTGCCAGTAACATTTCCACCAGTGCCAGTCGCATCACAACGAATATAAAAAACACCATCACTGACTTTTTCAGTAACGGTGTAGTTAATATCGTTATAGTTGAATCTTGCCCCGATTGGCACATCAATGGACGTTGGTGTGGTTTCCAACACACAAATGGAACGTGTGGCTTCAAACTGACTAACATCAATTCCACGTTCCTTACATCGCTGCAATTTGCCTTCTCTGTCCGACGTATCAAAGAAAGTAATATTTAGGATGTTGTCGAGAGCAATATACATATTCTGCAACTCTACCGCTATTGGAGCAGAAGCATTATACAGAAAAGACGATTCTCTGACATCCATTGTACTTGGCATCCTAGACAAAATTCTGTCTAAAATGGCTTCATACGTCTGTGTTTCATACATTAACGTCTACCTCACTTCCTACGTTACCAAATATGGTGTGCACCATGAATGTAACGTGTAATTTCCCTTTTCTCTTTTCGATGTTGAAATCGGAAACAGCTTCGATTCGTTCATCTTGAACAAGAGCTTCCGTAATTCTACGTTCAAGCTCTGGAACAACATAGGAATGCGGTTGACCGATTAAATCAGCAAACTCCACACCGTAATCCCACGAATAAATTAGATACTCGTATCTTTCCGTATTCAAAATAAAATAGATGGTCTGCTTTACTTGCTCCAAATCTTCTACAGTTCCATTGATTCTTGAACTGGCAATCTCCAGTGCATAATCTTTGGAAGGAATATTTGTCTCGCTAAAATCCATCAAAAATTCTTCATTTACTGCTGGAATCATATTCAACCACCTACCTTATCCAAAACGATATACTTCTGTCCACCTTGCTGTTGCAATAAAATAACCGCATCCCCTGCTCTCAAAGAATTGTCTATTTCAACTTCCTTTTCTTCTCCATCCAAAAACACGACAGTTTCATACTTTTTCACATTCTTAGTGAGAATTAAAAATTCTTTTGTGACAGTAAATCTCTGGTCTACTTTGATTGACAACGGAGATGTGGAAACCACACTTCCATACATAACCTTCGTTGGGTTGGACGCTTCCACTGCTTCGATTGCAGCTTGTTTGATTATTTGAATCATACTAGGCAACGAACTCTCCCCCTCTCAATGTTAAATCCATAAAATGCGAATCGTGCTCAAAAACGTGTGTTACCTTTTCAACCAACATGAAGTTCTGAATTGAGACATCTCCTAAATTCAGCTTTACTACTACATAACAACCTGCTCTTACTCTTACATCTCCAAATGCCTTTGTGACTTTAAGATTCCTAGTCTTAGCGTTATACAATCCCAAAAGCGCATTGGCTTTTGCAGCCGCACCCTGCGGATTATCCACTGACTCGTAATACTGCAAAACACCCCATTTGCTCATGTTGGAAGAGTCTCTAGCCATGTAGACTTCTCTCTTTCCAGTCTTCTCATTGTCATAGGTAATCTTAATTTGGTTATATGTGTTATCGTTGATGCTGGAAGTATAATCATAGTTTTCTCCAGTCTCTTCATCAATCAAGAGATTCAAAAGCATGTCTTGTGAATTCTTAAGCGTAAGAGAACCATTATCATCGTAAAACACATATAAGCTCTTCGTATTCCTAAGAGTTTCGTCCAAAGCATTCTGGATGATGTCAAATAAAGTCTTGTTATCTTCTACCTTTGCGGAAATAACATAACCAGTGTTTGCAAGACTGCCAACGTTCAATGCGAAATCGTCAGCAATCATTGCTATTAACTGGTCTGCACGTTTGTTGGTATAGATATAAGAGTCTTTATTTTTGAGATACCTTAACTGGTCGTATGCAGTAATTTGAATCTGACTGGATTTGTCACGCTTCATGCTAAAGATAAAGCCGAAAAAGACATTCACTCCATCAACAGCGAGCTTCACTGGATTGCCTTCTGTGACATTCAAATTGCCATCTTGAATGCATGTGAACTTCAAAGAACTGGGTTCTCCAGCTCTAGTTGTTTCCCAAGCGATGCCACCCTCTACCGATGGTTGATATGCAGTTGTTCCATTTATAATCCATAAATCAACACTCATATTGCGACCTCACATTAAGGAATGGTTATCTTGGTATTAGGATAAATCCAATGACCGTTGCTGGAATCAGCTCTTCCGTGAGCTCTTGCTGCGCTCTCAATAACTGATTTGTTCGCATTGTAAATCGTTGTCTGTTTAGAACCATTACCAAGTTTTTTCTTTGCGATGTTCCATAGAGTATCGCCACTCTTAATCGTGTAACTTGTTCCAGAAGTGTTTGCACCAGATCCAGCGTTTCTATTGCTACTTGGAATCTTTCTCACATAAGCAGAAACGTTGGTTGTCTTTGTACCAAATGGTTTGTACTGCAACAAATCAATTGTGACTTTGGTATCAAATCCTTCGGATACGTTATCTTCGATTTCATAATCTTCCAGTGACACTTGAAGATTCGTGTAAAAAATAACGCTCCCATCTGGAAGCGTTCTACTGATTATTAATCGAAAAGGTTTCTTGCTTTTCTTGTATTGCTCAAAAACATCAAGATAATAAGCTGCATTTCTGTATCCATTCGGATACTTTGCAAATGGATACTTCTGATTCGGAAGCGTAATTGTAAAAGATATTTCAGTCAATCCTGCATCTTTCAACATATTAACTTCTCCCTCATTAATGAGCTCAATCGTCTTGTTTTTGTTCTTGATGTTGGTCTTAACCCTTGATGGTGCAACTGGAAGAAGCACCTTATCAAAATAAATGTCGTATGCCATTTTAATGTACTCCTTCCGCTGCAATCTCCATAGACTCATACAGCTTATCTTCTAACTGAGTTACAATACCATCAATGTCCATATTGGAACTAATGGAGTTGTTGTTCTGCATCTCAATTTTGATTTCCGCTGTA